ATCCACCAATTGCCTGAAGGCTCAGACATAATGGCATCCACATATCCTATATATTCCCCGTCCTGGATTTCTAGTTCCAAGGCGGTAACCATTAACCCTGAAAATTTATGGGTAAGGGCATACGCTCTAATCATGGCGTGTAGTTTTTGCCACCACCCCTCGGGGCAAGGGGTTTCTTCCACAGCCTTGTTAAAAGCCGCTTCCAAAGTACCCTTGGTCCCGTGGTGGGAGATTTCCATGATCCTATGAAATATAGTTCCCACATCCAAAGCGTCAGAAGGCGTGTAATCAGAATCACTAGGAGTTTCCAGTATCTTGTGATGTACATACTTCTGCTGACAATTTTGAATCAGTTTAAGGGAACTGTAAGACATTAGTGCCATTATAGATCCGCTCCTGCATCTTCGGTGGTGATATCCTTAGCCCCAACACCAACGTTGATAGAATGAGATCTGGCTCCCTTGTATTTTCCTTTGGTAAGAATAATCACGCCATTGTAAAGTACTCTGACAGTATCCCCTACATTGACCTGATCCATTTTCACATTAAAACCTCCAGAGCTATTAAGCCCTGCCACCATTCCCGGATTTAGGTTGTCCTCTTTCTTGGAAAAAGCGGTAGAGATTACTTCAAAGATGTAGGAAGGATTTCCATAGTTATCTTCCTTCTGTTCCTTGTAGACTCCCACGAACTCATCCCCTGGGTTCCATTTTTTCCATGGACGGTACTGACGTGATCCGGTGATTTCTTTGTACATAAAACAAACTCCTTAATTTATTCTCTGGTTTTACAGAGATGTTATGCCCTCACAGGCGTTTAAATATTTTTTGTAATTTATAATTTCTTCTTCTATCTGTTTCTCAGAGTACTCTGGTAAAAACTCTATCCACTCTCCCATATTAGGATGTCCCAGGGTAAACTCAGGACTCCAAGCCATTCCTTCCACCCGAATAAGTTCTCCAGGAAAGAAATGCATAAAGGCTTCTTCCATACATTTTTTAAATAGTAAAATATTTTCTTCCACCTTGGCGGTGTCGGCTTCCATATAAAGGGCATCATGCAAAGTGAAAGGGATTTTAAGTCCCCTCTTCCAACAAAGTTCATCCGCTTTCCGCATGATCGCCCCACCAGTTCCTTGTACCGGAAAGTTAGCCACAGATAGGGGGTTAGGATTATCGCCCCATACTGTCCAACTGTCCGCTATCTTTAAATAGCCGTTATGGATGTACTCGGACCTGATTTCATTTCTCCAATCATCAAAGACCCAAAACACCCCTAAGATATTATTGATAAGGGTTTCGGCATCCTCTCTGGTAATTTTTAAATTATCCGCCATGGCTCCTGGTCCTATTCCGTACATGAGAGATAGCATGGCTTGTTTATACTTAGGGCGAAGGTGATCCTTCCCTGGTCCCTCCACTTCCCTCAGCATCCACAGATATGGATCACCTGAATGGTAAGCTTTATACATTGAATCGTCTTGTGCAAGGAGGGCTGCAATTAAGAACTCTTGTGAAGAGTAATCTATGCCACATAGAAACCTGCCATTAGGTGGCTTGATAAGGACCCTCATCCACCTGGATTTGGATGGTATGAATCCAGTGGCCTTAGGTGCGGACCTGCCAGTCATGGTACCGAATATTCCCATAAACGGTCTGGCTCTGCCATCGGGACCCACATAGTCCAGGAAAGATTTCTCCTTGTTAGCAGGGAGGAATCCATTTAAGTTTTTTTTAATTTTACCCTGTTCCAGGAGTTGAGCCCCAAAAACCCCTCTAGGATAGGGAGTTTCATAAGGGAAACCCTTTTCCATAGCCTCTTGGTCGAGGCACAATCTTCCAGTCTTGGTTTTCATCCAGGTTTCGTGTAATTTATTCTCAACTATGTAGTTTACAATGGGAGCTATTTTCTTGGTAAAACTCTGGGTCCGCTTATTCCACAAATAGACCTTCTTATCAGGGAACTGTTTATTGAAATCCACAGCCGCATCGTGAAGTATCAGAGGGCTGTTAATGACTAAAGACTTAACTGCATGGAGATCCACAGGGTAGCCGAAGTCAGTCCTTAGAGCGGTGATGGCAGCGTACATCCCACGGTTCATGGCTTCTACAATATAAGTGGGACCAAAAAGATTAAAGTTCTTATTCTTAATCTTCTCCCATAACAGAGGCAGATATTTGGTATCGGATTCACAGTACGCTAAAATGGCATCCTTATTCTCCTCGAGCACTTCATAAGGCTTATGGATAATGATATTTCTTATAACCTCTTTATGTTCGGTATCTATCCTAATCTTAAGCATCTTATAAAGAGCAGCCGCTAATGAATAAGACGGACGGGAGTTATCCAATAGCCTGGAAGATCCTCTTTCCGGTGGGTGAGTAACCCTTACCTTCCCATCTATCAACTGCTTTCCATAGGAGAGTTCATTATTGTGATTGAGTAACATTCTATATTCTAGGTAGAGGTCAATCCATTTGAAGTCCAGGGGATTTAAGCCTAAAGAGTTGAAGCATCTAGCCTCAGCCTCCACCGAATAGGATAAAAAAACGGTGTCCCTCATCGTACTGAGTAATAAGCCCAGGTCCGAACTATTGGTCAAATGGCGGTTTAACCAATAACTCTTGGAGGATAAAGGGACACCGCTCAGTATGTTTACACATACCAAGTTAACTTTAGAGCTAGTAGTATTATTAAATTCAAAGTCCAGATATGCAATTTTCATTATAAACTTTTATGAGGGTCAATAGATGTTCCCATTTAAGAACTGCCATCGTTGCCTCATTATCAGCCTTAGAAATTAGTACAGGGATTTCATATTGTCCACAAGTAATTTCCTTGAATGTAGAAATAGGCACATATTTTTTAAGCCGCTTGCATTGAAATACGAAGGGTCCAGTATTTTCCAGGTCTTTTCCATAAGCTTCGTCCATTTGAAACTCCAAGTGCCTTTTGGCGTTAGGGTATACGGCTCGAAGATCCTTAGCCATAGCCCGTTCAAAACTAAGTCCCTTTTGTCTTGCTCCCTTGCCGTTCATTTTAAAACCTCTTTAGATGCGGTCATAATAAATCCCCCAAACTTTTTTCTATATTTTTTGTCACTCTTTCTTTGGCTCGAGCCAAGGCTCCTTTAAAAAAATATATTCCAGGATTTTCTCCTTCTATATACTCTCCAACAGGCTCACCAAAATATTTATGGCGATCTAGGAATCCATTTAAAGAGGGAATATCCCTGAAGCCTTCCTTTGGGCGGTGTACTCTTTTATATTGTTGTTTAAGATAATCCAAACTTATAAAATCCCCCTGGTCATGTCTAGCGGATCTCTCTAAAGCTTCCAATACTATTTTGTTTTCATGTTCTTGCCAATAGTGCAGACATTCCCAATAGACTTCTCCCTGGTAGGGGATATGGTCGTGTTTCATCCATTCCCTATCTGGGTGTTTGAGATATTCCAACAATATCCTCACCCACTTAGGGTCTTTCATTCCCTTGGCAACAGCATGGGCATACTTGGGGGGGAAAGTTTCTCTGACAGTATCTACATAGGCGGTCCTTCGCTCGGGACACTCGGTGTAGTTATCCTTAAAGTTGTTGGAGGTAATTATAGGGCTACAGAAGATCTTCATATTGGCATTGGAGTCTGCCCCTTTGGAAGTACCCGACATATACTCAGCCATCATTGCTTTAAGGGAATTGTATCGGTACCCAGTGATGGTTAATTCGTCCATCACATAAACCATGCACCTGAACATTTCGATGTTGAAGTTGTCAGATCCAAACTTGTTATGGGCTTTGGCTACATTGTCCTGTCCAATACACGCCCCTACCGAGTCTACAAATAACCCTTTACCAATACCCTTATTACCTAAAATTACCGGAACCCAATTGTTCCTGGAAGTAATCACCCGATAAGCCCAATGTTCCATGGCTTTCCTGGAATCCCCTACAAAGATATTTAATAGAGCCTCCATTTCGGGACGTAATCCCTCTCCACTATAAGGAGCTTCCAGTACAGCTTTGGGAGGGGACCATAAATTATAGATATTTCCTCCCTCCACTTCAATTACCTTAGGGGAGTGTGGCTTATATTCCAGGACCCCAGGGGGAGGAAAATATTTTCCCAGCCACTTGGAGGAAATCCGCATACTCTGTTCCGTTTGTGGGTCGTTAGAATAATACATTGGATCTTTCTTAGGGGTTGAGTGGATAAATATCTCTTTGCCTTGGAGAATCTTAGGAAGCTTTATCTCCTCTTCTCCTTCCTCTAAATCATTAATAAGGGATTTATAAAGAGTATTCCTTTCAGAAGAAGATAAAGAGAATAATTGATTGGTGGTTCTAAGAACCTTTGTATTTTCTGTAGTTTCGATAAGCTCATTTAAAGCCTTTTCAATCTTGGCATACACTATAGTAAGAGATACTTCCCTATCTCCAATGTACAGTTTTTTACCCTTTTTGACCAATTCAATGGAAGTTAATGCCTTCCTGACAATTTCGTCCTTCATAGATATCCTTTTTTTTATTTTTTAAATTAGCAGCTTGTATTTTGGGATAGTAACTGTTATCTTGTCAATCACGATATCCATTTTTTGAATTTAGCAGGAAAAGCCCCTATTGTTTACACTTTAGGGGCTTTTTTGTTTGGTATCTCAAACAAACCCCTGCAAAGGGGCCAGGTCCTTAGAGGAAAAAAAAATAGATATATATATATTCTTTTTCTTCTTATAATATATAGAGAGACTGTGCAACGAACCGCATATATACATAAAGGGCCTTACGGCCCCTTCTTGACACCCATTGCTAGTATCTATCTTTAGATACTCTGTATAAATTGATGCCAATATTATGTTGTAAAGTTCGGTCCTTTAAGGCTATAGTGGGTCTATGGAATCAGTCAAATATAAAGAAGCTTATTGTTTTGAATTGGTAGAGCATATGGGCAAGGGTCATTCCTTCTTTTCCTTTGGTGGCGTTATAAGTGTCCATAGGGATACCATGATGCGGTGGACGGAAGAACACCCTGAATTTGAAGAAGCCAGGAAGATAGGTAATTCTAAATCTCTCCTCTATTGGGAAACCATATTGCATGATGCCTCTACCAAGAAGATCCGTGGGGAAGCTGAACTCATTGTATTTAAGCTTCGGGCACAGTTCAGGGAGGACTATGATGATAGACCACCCCCAACGGACATTAGAATAAGCGGTAGTGGGGCAGTATATCTTACCATAGACACTGGGATAGACCGTACCAAGCAAAA